GTCTTCCTTCCGCAAAAAGTGATTTTAGGGGCCAAAACCCCAAACAAAGATAGAGCAAATGGACACCAAGGTAAAGAACAAAACTTACAATTCCGCAGACTACAAGGCGTTGACTGAAGCGGAACGCACGGTTTTCCGGAATACAGTCTCCGCCCTTTCGGAGCGCGGCCTGTTCAATCCGCTGGACGTTCCGGTCATCGCCGCTTACGCGAGGAACGTAGTGCTCGCCCGGGTCGCGGCTCGCGACGTACAGCGTCTTGGCACCGTCATCGAGTTCGAGGACCGGGGCTATACGAAGTACAAGACGAATCCGGCGGTCGACATCATGAACAAAGCGCAGGCGGCCTATGAGGCGACGGCCATCAAGCTCGGCCTCACGCCGACGGGGCGCAAGCGACTGAAGAGCGAAGAGCGGGTAAAATCAGCATCGGAGGCATGGGATGAAGCAGAGGACTAACATCGAACGGGTGCAGGCCTGGTGTGACAACGTGCTGTCAAAAACGGTCCCATCTTGCCTGATGATCCGGAAGGCGGTGGAGCGCTGGCGCTCGGATCTGGAGCGTCCGGATCTCTACTTCGACGAGAAGGCGTTCAACCGGTTCGTCAGGTTCTCCAGGGAGTTCAAGCACTTCAAGGGGGAGAAGGCGGGCCAGCGCTTCGAGCCGGAGGACTGGCAGCTCTTCCTCATGGCGAACATCATCGGGCTGAAGAGGAAGGAGACCGGCAGGCGCAAGTACACCTACGCGGACATCTATGTTCCCAGGAAGAACGGCAAGACCTTCCTTGCCGCCATCTTCGCGGCCTATTTCCTCCTCAAGGACGGGGAGGCCGGTCCGGAGGTCTACACGGCAGCTGTCGACCAGGCGCAGGCGCGCCTGTGCTACGACGCCTCCGCGGAGCTCATCCGGGCGTCCATCTTCGCGACGGATACGAAGCCCTACCAGTGGGGGATGAAGAGCCTGACGAACGCCGGGGTGTTCAAGCCCCTGTCGAAGGACACAAAGAACAAGGACGGCCTCAACATCCACGCGGCGATCTGCGACGAGCGGCACGCCTGGCCCACTACGGAGATCTACGACGTCATCAAGACCGGCATGGGTGCCAGGAGCCAACCGATGCTGCTGTCCATCTCGACGGCGGGCACCGACACCAGCAACCCCTATTTCGCGGACATCGCGACCTATCAGGACATCATGATGGGGCTGAAGCAGAAGGACAACCATTTCCTGATGCTCTTCACCCCGGACGAGGGGGACGCCTGGGACGATCCGGCCACCTGGGCGAAGGTCAACCCGAACCTCGGGGTCTCGTTGAGCCTCGACTACATGCGTAACGAGTGCGCGGAAGCGAAGCTGCGCGGGGGCACCTACCTCGCGGCGTTCCAGACGAAGAACCTAAACATGTGGGTGGACGCTCCGGAGGTGTGGATCTCCGACGATGACGTGGCGGCCAACAACCGTCCCTTCGACCAGTCCGCCCTGGAGGGTGAGGACTGCTTCGTCGGGCTGGACCTCGCGTCCAAGTCGGACATCTCCGCGGTCTGTCTCTTCTTCCCGTCGCACAACGTGGCGAAGTTCATCTTCGCCGTGCCGGAGGCAAAGGTACAGGAGCAGGAGGACCGGGTGGACTACAGGCTCTGGGCGGAGCAGGGGTGGCTGACGGTGACGCCGGGCAAGGTGCTGGACGAGGACTGGTTCGTCTCGTTCCTGCTCGGACAGTTGGAGCCCTATAACGTGAGGTGCTTCGCCTATGACCCGTGGGCCATGTGGAACCTCGTGCCGAAGCTCCAGCGCTACGAGGACTGCCTGCTCCCGTACCAGCAGAGCATCCGCTACCTGTCGGTGCCGTCGAAACGGGTGGAGGAGGAGGTGCTCGCCCACCGGCTGAACTTCCTGGACAACCCGGTCATCCGGTGGATGTTCAGGAACGTGGTCATCTACATGGACTCGTCGGGCAACATACGCCTGGACAAGGCGCGGAGCCGCAACAAGATCGACGGCGTGGCCGCCCTGGTCGACGCCTTCGGCGGGTGGCTCAACAAGATCTCGGACAGTCCGAAGGTGATCGAGGACTACGAAGTAACATCGGTAAACATATTCACAGGACTATGATCAGCGAAAAAGCCTTGCGTCTCGTTACCCGGGAGGGTTTCGTGAGGGAGTTCTGGAGGGACCTGAAGGAGGCCCGCGACAGGGGCCGGAATCCCTCACACCGTGAGATCTACGAAGACTTGGAGCACTTGTACGAACTGACCTTCCGGGCCTCTCAATTCGGCACTTTTGACGCCTTCCGGAAGTACCGGGACCGCCATTAGCAGAAAGGGACAAATGTCCACCCGCAAAAGGGACAAATGTCCACATTTTCAGGAAAATTTATATTTATAATTGCGCGTAAAATTATCGCGCATCATGCCTCGTACGAAAGTCAGTTTCTGGGAAACTATGAAGACCCGCTTCCCGCGCTGGGGGGCGAACACACGGGGTGTCCGCGTCGGCGTCGAAGACTCCGGAAGCCTGGCCCCTCTGGTGGCTGACTACGGGGTGACGGTGAGCAACGACAGCGCCTTGAGGGTGACAGCCCTCTACGCAGGGATCCGGCTCCTGTCGGAGAACATCGCGTCGCTCCCCAAAGACGTCAGGAGGAAGACATCCGCCGGCATGATCTCCGACGACCGGCACCGCGCCTACAGGCTCATCTACATCAGGCCCAACCGCTATACGAGTTCCTTCCCTTTCTGGTCCGTCATCGTGACCTGGATCAAGGGATGGGGCAACGCATACGCAATCATCGAGAGGGACGCCTCGGGTAATCCCGTCGCGCTTCATCAGATGCACCCGTCCACCCTCGTGGGTCTCACTGTCGTGAACGGAAGGAAGTGGTACAAGTTCGTCCAGCCGGATCCGGACTTCTCGTTCCTCTCCGGCACCTACAGCGACGACGACGTTCTGCATTTCATGGAACTCACCCTGGACGGCATCCGTGGGGTGAACCCTATCCTCTACAATGCGGCCGCCATCGGCAAGTCCATCGCGACGGAGAAATTCGCAGGCGAGTTCTACAAGAGGGGCGGCAACCTCCGAGGGGTGCTCGAGATGGAGAACTCCATGTCGGACGCCGCCAGGGCGAAGTTCCTCTCGTCGTTCAAGGTCAGCGAGAACTTCGGGACGCCTCTCCTGGAGTACGGCATCAAGTACAAGCAGCTGTCCATCGATCCGGTGGCGGCGCAGCTGGTTCAGTCGGAGACCTTCTCTCTCCAGGACATCTGCCGGATCCTGAACGTCCCGCCCCACATGATCGCGGAGCTTTCGCACGCGACCTTCAGCAATATCGAGCACCAGACGATCCAGTTCGTCCAGTACAGCCTCCGCCCGATCATCAAGCGGATAGAGGAGGAGCTGGAGACCAAGCTCTTCGACAGCCGGGAGATCGGGCAGTACGACGTCAAGTTCATCCTTGACGGCCTGCTCCGCGGAGACACCCAGGCGAGATCCGCCTACTACCACAACGCGATCCTCGACGGTTACATGAGCCGGAACGAGGTCCGCGAGCTGGAGGGCCTTGAGCACAAGGAAGGCCTTGATACGATGCTCTACCCCCTGAACTCCGGGAAGGTGGGCGAAAACGAAAACACTGAAGAAAATGGATAGCATCAATTTCAGGCAGATCATGCCGGAGATCCGGCAGACTGACAAGCAGAAGGAGGAGAGGAAGGTGACGTTCGTCGCGTCCGACGCTACGCGCGACAGCGCCGGCACCGTCCTCAACCCCGAGGGCTGGGACCTCCGCCGGTTCAACTCGAACGGCATCATCGGTTACCAGCACAAGGTCTACGGAGGCTGGGACGACACGGACAACCCTGACAACGTCATCGGCAAGGGCTTCGCCTACGTCGATGGCGACAAGCTGATGGTGGACGTGGAGTTCGAGCCCGCGGAGATCAACCCGCTCGCGGAGAAGATCTACCAGAAGATCCTCTTCGGTTCCCTGAAGGCCGTCTCGGTCGGCTTCCTTCCCCTGGGCAAGGGCGAATGGGGCAAGGGCGAGGAGGCCGTTGGCGGCACCCGCGAGACCTACTACTACGCCGGCCAGGAACTCCTGGAGGTGTCCGTCGTCAACATCCCCGCCAATCCCAAGGCGCTGAAGAAGTCCTTCATCGCCGAGGCGCAGGAGGAGGAGCAGCGCCGGATCCGCGAGGAGGCGACCGTCGAGGAGCCCGCCACCGTCGAGGAGGAGACCGTCTCCCCCGAGCCGGAGGACAACAGCGCAGCGCTGCGTGCCGCGCTGGATCTGGAAGTGCAAATTGGCAAGGGTAGCCTTGCTCTTAATTCATAACTTAATTCTTTATCGAAATGCGTAAAATTGCTGAAATCCGCAAGGATCTGAATGCTGCTATCGAGTCCGTCAAGACCCTCGATAACAACGACGTGCAGGCAATGGAGAAGGCTTCCGAAGAAATCCGTAAATTCACCACGGAGCTGAACCTTGCCAATGAGGCAGAGGCTGCCGAGCAGCGCCTCGCCGACAACCAGATTGACCGCTCCGAGAGGATCGCCGGTCGTCGCTTCTCCTTTGCGAAGTTCATCCGTGAAGCCGCCGAGGGGAAACTCACCGGCCTCGAGGCTGAAATCGCCGAGATGGGTGCGAAGGAATACGAGCGCCTCGGTTTGAGCCGCAAGGGTTTCGTCATCCCGTCCGCAATCCTGCGCTCCAGCGCCGGTCAGAACTACACGACCAACGCGGACGGCGGTTATGCCAAGGAGACCATGGCCCCTCGTTATATTGACGGGCTGAAGGATCGCCTCGCTGTCGCCAAGCTCGGCGCGACCGTCCTCTCCGACCTCGTGGGAACTGTCCCCGTCGTCTCCGCCGGTGCTATTTCCGCCGCTTGGAAGGCTGAAGGCGCACAGGCCTCCGTCTCCAAGGCTACCTTCGCGCAGGTCTCCCTGACCCCGCACCGTAATGCTGTCGTCGCGGCCTTCTCCAAGGACCTCCTCCGCCAGACCTCCATCGACATCGAGGGGATCATGATGAACAAGGTTCTCGATGCCCACGCCGCTCTCCTTGAGGCCGCGTGCATCAATGGCTCCGGCTCCAGCAACCAGCCTACGGGCATCCTGACTGCGCTCGCCGCCGTCACCAACACCCCGAACATCATCGCCATGGGGGCCAACGGTGATGCGATCACCTGGGCCAAGGTCGTCGAACTGGAGACCAAGGTCAACGCCCAGAACGCCAACCGTGGCAAGCTCGGCTACCTGACCAACGCCAAGGTCATCGGCGAACTGAAGAGCAAGGAGCGCTATGCTGCTAACGGCATCTACATGCTGGACGGCAACGGCCAGATGATCAACGGCTACCCGATTGAGTGGACCAACCTCGTCCCGTCGAACCTTACCAAGGGAACGGGAACAGGTCTATCCGCGATGATCTTCGGTAACTGGGAAGACCTCTACATCGGTCATTGGGGTGGTATTGACCTCGTCGTTGATCCTTACACCCTTGCCGACTACGCCGACGTCCGCATCGTCCTGAACAGCTGGGATGACTGCGTCGTCGTCGAGACGAAGAGCTTCGCCGCCATCAAGGACATCACCACCGCCTAATTCTTGAAGCCATGCTGCGACGCGAGATCCTCTGGTCGGCATCCCGTCCGACCCTCGGCGAGTTCAAGTCCCACATCCGGATCACCACGACTGATCTGGACGGGGAACTGCGTGACAAGCTGAACGCCGCGATCAATTCCGCGGAGAACGAGATCGGCCAGGTCATCGCGCCCTCCCGCTTCACCTTCACGGGCGGCTTCTCCTCCAGTATCGACGTGCCCGGCCCGGTCCAGAGGGTCGAGTCGGTCACGGTCGACGGGGAGGAGGTGGACGTCACCGACGTGACCTTCGAGAACTACTGCATCCAGCTTCCGGAGGGAGTCTCCGGGAGCCGGATGTCGGTGGTCTTCCTCGCAGGCCCCGGACAGGAGCTCCCGTACGACATCCGCGCCGCCATCCTGCTGCATGCGGCTGCGCTCTTCAACAATCCGGTCGATTCCGTGGAGACCCTGCCGAAGGCATCCACGAACCTGCTCCGTCCTTATAGGAGGTTTTTGAATGGAGAATAAGATCAACATCGGCGAGTTCGACACCCTCGTGGGACTCTACTCCGTCGTCAAGACGAAGGGGAGCCAGGGCGAGATCGTCTCGACCTTCACGGAGCACTCCAGAGTGTACGCCCGGATCTCCACGAACGTCGGCGAGTATATCGTAAACGAGAATCTCGAGCAGTCGGTGGATCTCCGGATAGCCATCTACAAGGTCAAGGAGCTGGACACACGCTGGAGGGTTGAGGTCGCAGATCACATGTACGAGATCACGGCCATCGATCCGGTGAGTCGCGTCTCTCCCGTCTGCGAGCTCTCCCTTCACGCCATCGACTGACATGGTGACGTTCGAGGTAGAGGGATTCAAGGAGGCACTTGCAGGGATCGACGGAGCGCCGACAAGGCTGAAGAAGATCGTCGACAAGGCCTTCAAGGAAGGCGGAAAGGCGGCATCCCGGTCCGTCAGGCAGAAGACTCCGAAGCGCTGGAAGAAGCTGGTCCGTTACAAGGTTGAGAAGTCCCTCCGGGGAAATACATCGGCCCTGATCGGATACTTCAACAGCTCAAGGGGAACGAGAGGGAAGAGCGACATGCCGGACTGGTTCAAGGCCTACTGGAAAAACTACGGCACCCTGTCGCGACGGGATCCGGAACATAAGTTCGACAATCCGGTAAAACCCCATGTCGAGCGCCGGACCAACGCGGGACAGTACCCGGAGAAATTCTTC